AGCAGATGAAGTCAAAGAATCTACATTTGATAATAAACTGTCAAACAAATATCAACACGTAATTTATGCGGTGCTGATGGCGTTAGGAATGCCAGAAAATGTTCAATCTACAGCTCAAACAGCATTGCTCAAAGGCATTAGAGCTAAGGCGAAAATTGCTGTTGATAATAGCAATGTTCGTGTTTATCTTTTAGCATTGGCTGATGTTTTAGGTGTTGACACTAGTGCTCGGAATATGGCTGAGCCTTCTGAAATAACTGAAGCAGTTGATCCACTTACTGCCATTGCACCTTTACTTACTGCACTTGGATTTGACGTGAATAAAAATCAGTCAATCACAATGCAAGCTGCACACAAAGCTAAAGCTCCATTAAGTTTGCTATCTCGTAATACTACGTTAATGACAAAACTTCAAGCAGTAACTCAGCTTGTTTCTTCTAGAATCAAACTGCCAACACAAGCTCCAGTTGCGCCTACGCAAACTGCTCCTGCTCAAGCTGCTCCTGAATTTGCAAGTTTCAAAATGCTAGGTTCATTAATCGCTGAAGCTGACGATCAGGGTGAATGGAGTATTGCTAGAATGGGATCACACGGTCTAATGCTAAAATGTTCAGGCTTGACTATTAAGGTTGACAAGGACGAATCAGAAAAGCTTAAATACATTCTAGAAAGTCGCAAAAAAGGATCAGTTAAAGTAGCAGGTGGTAAACGCTTTGTCTTTAGTCCACTTGATCATGGCGACTTTTCTGTTAAGCGTATGGACGATGATGCAGAATTCCCAGAAGGCGTAATGCTACCAAGAGATCAGGTAGTAGAAATTATGGACATGCTTTCTTTAGACTAAACGTAAGGGGAATTCCCCTTACAACATAAAATATAACACATATGAAATTCAATTATCAAGAGATGGAAACAACAGCCTTTCGGGGCAAACGCTTCTATCAAAATGCTGCAGGTAAGTTCTACCCATCTATTACAACAGTGTTAGGTGGTACTACTCCTCCAGAAAAAGCGAAAGCTTTATTGAACTGGCAAACATCTTTAGGTAAGGATGTAGCACAGAAGAAGACACAAGATGCTGCTGACCACGGTACAGCAGTTCACTTGATGATTGAACGGTATTTGAAGAAGGAAACTTTAGATCAAGGTGAGAAGTTTGCACCAACTGTTACTAGTGCATTCAATGCTTTGAAGCTGAAGTTGAACTCAATTGAAGAAGTATGGGGTCAGGAAGTAGCATTATATTCTGACCTTATTGAAGTTGCTGGTCGTTGCGATTGTATCGGTGTTTACAAAGGTAAAGAGTGCATCATTGACTTTAAGACCTCTGGCAGATTGAAAGATGATAAAGCAATTGCTGATTACAAACTTCAATTAACTGCATATTCAATTATGCACAATGAGTTATTTGGAACCGATATCAGTGATGGAGTTATTCTTATGACTTCAGATGGCGGCTTCCCACAGGAATTTAGAGTGAATTTACTAGAGCATGTCGATGGATTGATTGCTAGAGTAGATCAGTTTTACGAACAGTTAGAAGCTGAAATAGCTTAAGGAAAACAAATGAGCAATATTCTTATTAGTCTTGGAACACCAGCTACACCAGAAATGCTTGATGCACTTTTGGTTGCACTAGCAGGATTTATAGGTGAGCCCACAGTAACTGTGACTGGTAATACAACCATTGTAGATTGTTGCGCAGTTAAAGCTGCTGAGCTTCCTCCAGAGCCAGTAGCAACATCTGACGATTGCACTATGACAACTGAAGTTCCACCTGAAGATGTTATTGCTGCTATTACAGCTATCGATATCCCAGCGTTAACACCTAGCATTGAAGAACCTTTAGCAGCCCCTGATGCTGTAACAAATCCAGCTCCAGTTGGATTGCCTAATGCAATTATCAAATCACTTTCACTATCAACTCAGTGTCATGCAATTTATGACCCTGCTCTTCCCGATACAACTCTAAAGGCTAAGAACGTCAGTGAGATTGGCGATCTATTAGTGTTCACGTTTGGCGGTGTAGAGTATAAGTACCCAATGGCAGATCACAAGATCAACGTAGTCGTATCTTTTGCTGGTAAAGAAACAGAACAGATTTCCTGCTCCTTAGTTGTTGTATCAACGGAGGGAGAAGATGAATTAGTATTTGGACAGAATGATATTGAAAATATCAGTGGCTTCTTGAGCGCATGATGAAGTACCAGAGAAATAATATCATCTTTAGAATAGCATCTGCAGAAGCTATAGCACAATTCAAGAGAGATCAAGCATCTTCTTTTTTACAATTGGTACGTAAAGAATTAAACTTTGACGTGTCTGCCAGAGAAGCAGTGTTATTAGAATTTGACAGATTTTCTCAGTGGATATTTAGAACAGAAAGAATTTGCTGTGGTGCTGGTGAAGGAGAAATTTCTCCTCATCTTTACATTGCAATTGTTGAATCACTATTAGATGAGCTAACAGTTATTGAAACAACTATGCGCAAGCATGAAGATGTGTTCACCACTTTGTCTTGTGATTATTCAAAACTAATACACTCATACTCATCTGAAATTCTATCATCAAAGTTAAGAATGCTTTCTGGTAAGCGCATTGATGTTGCATTCTGTGAAGCTGTTGCCATTATTTCGGAATATCTTCAGCATCTTCTGCTATCATTCCATGAATACAATACCAACATTGCTCGTGAAAATAAAGAACCATGTATAAGTGCATCAAACTTTACACTAAATTTACTCGGTGAAGAGTTTGCTGCTGAATGGAAGCGAATGCAATTCTTTGTAATGCATGGATGCGGTCCAACTTACGTATTTAAAAACTATACTGAGGCAAATTTATTTGCTAATGCTGTTAACTATTTTGACACTCTAGGTATCCTAGTTGTCCCTGAAGAAGAACACTCGCCGAGCGATTTCTCCCCACTGGGATAAATAAATTATACACTAGAGATACACAATGGATATTATACTTGGCTTATTACAGCAACTAGCAACATCATTATCACCCACTCAATTTCTAGGTGTGTTGGCGTTGGTTGTTACGAGCGTGTTTATGACCTTTAAGGTTCTATCTGCTCGTAAGAAGAAGGGAAAAGGACTTATTGGATTTTTGACTGGTGCACCAGCAGGTCTAACAGAAGAACAGTTACTATTAGACCTTCAAGTAACAGTCGGCAACATTGAAAAGCTAATGAACACTGTTGCTACAAGCGGAACAGTCGAACGTCAGACAGACAAAGTATTACAAGCTATAGCAGAAGTAAAACAATTTGTTGTTCTAGCTGAGGATCATCTTGACGCACAATTAGTAAACATAGAGTCTATTAAGAATGATCTTCATGAGCTAGCAGAAGACATCATCAAGGAACTTTCTGACATTAAGCATAATTTGAAAATGCATGATGTCCAAACGCACCAAGATGCAGAGATAACAAAAGAACTTCAGAATAGAATGCATGGCATTTTAGGTAGAATGATTTCACAAGTAGAAAAATTAGATGAGTTTGCAAAAGCAGTGGTTCCCGAATTTAGAAGCCATAGCAAGGACTTATCAAAAGACATCAGCGGATTGAGTAGGGATATTGCTTTGGTAGAACGTAGCATTCAGAATCAAATAAATACACCATCATCCATAAAACTTCGTTAACATAACACAGAGGCATTATGAACAGCCCTTTCATTGTAGTACAAGATTTCCTATCGCCACATCTGTGCGAAAGCATCATTAAAGATATTCAGATTTTAGAACCTGACACTGATTTAGATGGTAATCCTAAAAAGACTGAGCGTCACAATCTTCTGTGGGAGCAGGATATCGTTTCTAGATTTAGAGAAATTATTCCTGAAATTGAATCACGCTATAGCGCTGAGTATAGAGGCTTAGAAAAACCACTATTTCAATACTATCCAGAAAATGCTAAAGTTCCAGCTGAAAATCCAGGGTGCGAAAATTCCAGATACCTTCGTAAGAAGTGGGTCATGCATAAGGATGTTGACCTTGTTGGTTTCGTATGGCTAAAGGATTACAATGATCAGATGCCATTAGACCCGAGACATGAAGTCTTTGGTGGTAAGTTAGAATTTCCCGCATATAATTTCAGTTTAGTACCTCAACGTGGAACACTTGTTATGTTCCCAGCAGGTCCACATTTCATCTCTGTTATCTCGCCTATTTTACTTGGCGATCTTTATCAGATAAAACTGACAGTTTCTATTAAAAACGTTGGCGGTGGTCGTTGGCTATATCAGCCAAGTAATCATCCAGGAAAATGGGAACAATGGTTTGCAGACCACTTTTAAAGCCTGTTATTTTTAGCGATTAGTTTTATTCTACATTGTTTAGAACAGCATTTAGTGTATTCTAGTTTTTGAAAATTAGAATGTTTATTTCCACATGATTTGCATTCTGGATATGATGTCATTTCAGTTAGGATATGATACATCCGCTGCTGAATAGTATCACTAAAATTCATCCAAGATGTGTGCTTAAATAAGGCTTGTTTAATTTTACTATTCGCTTCAACTTTTGTCTTTATATTTCTATTAAGTTTGCCTAAAATGATAAATTCATTTAGCACTAAGTAGTTTCTAAATTCTGAAACATCTGACATTAAAACATTATCTATTTGATCTTGTTTTAATTTCTTTTGATCTTTATTCTTTGCAGCGAACAGTTTTACACCTTTAGAAATGTTATGCTTTACTTCTTCGGATAAATTTCTGCCCTTTAAACTATTAGAAATTTTTTCAGCATGCTCATAGGAATTATAATAAATTTTACCTGAAGTAGATGCTTTTCCGCCTCTTGTTAAATTCATACAATTTACATCTTCTAACAATTTGTCGTTTACTATTTCTTTCTCTTTAGCAAGAGCTTCTTTTCGCGAAGAATAAACAAAAAGTATTTCTTTAGAGTGCTTATCTATGCCATGTTTTTTCTTTGAATGCCATAGATATGTTCCACTACCAAGATACCCATCATCTAAGTTATCTGTTGAGTGTATGCCATAATAAAACTTACCATCAAATCGGTTTATCTTATAAAGGTAATGGAATTTTCGTTTATCCGCTCTTATCATTTTAATCTTCCTTGCTGATATTTATGAAGATAGCAAGAAAGTTGGTGTCAACATATGTTATGCCACAGTAAGTGGCAAGTTAAATAACCAGAAAATAGTGCTCGTATCATGCTCCAGCAAGTGGGAACAATGGTTTGCAGACCATTTTTAATTAGAAAGTATAGACTGGGTGCATAGAAATATGCACCTTTTTTGCTTTGTATGAATAGCTTTGACTAAGCTACTTTGCTCTTCCAGTATGCAACGCCTTGTTTGTCGATACCTTTGACAGCATTACCTACACCATCATGGTGAAGAAGACCATACATGAATGCGTTAGCATCCAGATTAGGATATTTAGCTGACCAAGCTGTAGCAATGATTGGTCTATTTGCTATCTTTGTTTTACCTGAAGATACATAACCATTCCAGTACGGTAGAAATTCCTGCTTATAAAACAGAATCATTGCTTTAGTAGCTAGATAGGGATCAGTTCGGTTTTTCAATGTTGGTGCTTTGCCAATTAAACCGTAGTACTTAGCAGCAATGCTGTCGAGCATTTGGTATAATCCTGTTGCACTAGAAGTTGGATTCTTTGCTTCAGGATTCATAGTACTTTCGATCTTCGCTACAGTCATAATGAATTTTGTTTCAGTAGCTGAAAGTCCTGCTTCAGAGCAAGCTTGATTTATTGCTGCAGTAACATCTACTGGTACAACCGGATCTGGTTGATCTGGTGGGGTGAACACCTGATCAGCTGAGTCTACTGGGATTGCAGCAGGACAATCTTCTGTACTACTAGCTTCACCTGAAGACATGCCTGAAGATTGTCCTGCAGGTTTAACATCATATCCGTCTGTTGGTTCGGCTGTTCCATCTGAACCAACAACAGTACTAGAATTATTTTTAGCTATTGGTAATGGAATAGAACCATTTAGGTATGGTGCTGGGTCAGTAGGATTACCAAATTTGCCCTTATGCATTTCGAAATGCAAATGCTTACCAGACCCAATACCCACATTACCTTCTAATGCAATCTTCTGTCCCATAGCAACAATTTGGCCTTCCTTAACATAAGCTTCGGCCCAGTGACCATACACCGTGGTTGCAACTAATTTACCGTTAGCATCCTTGTGTTCTATAAAGATGACATTACCCCATCCCTTGCCTGGGCCACATCGAGTAACTTTACCATCTCCTGCTGCTAGAATATTACCAGCTGAATGATCTTCTCTGGCAAAGTCCATGCCTTTATGATCTGAGCTTGCTCCTGAGACTGGTGGATGTCTAGGACCAAAGCTGCAAGTTACTCTAACTTTACCATCAAGAGGTATTGTGAACTTTACCGTTGTGTCTTTGCTTTCAACTTTAGGATAAAAATTGAATTCGCGGGAGTCAATAATATCCACACCCGCCTTAGCAGTAATCAGGACTTTGTAGTTCTTGTTTACACGACCAGCTGGAACTGTTCCACTTAGATAACCATCATTCGTAAAGGTTAAACCAAGTGTAGCTGATGTTACTGGTGAACCACCTTCTGTGATCAAAATATTCCACGAACTTGCTACAGCTGTTGAGTTAGAAGTAAGAGCAAATTGAGTATCAACTGCGCCTTGAAGATCAGATGTTAATGATGTATTGTCAATTCTATTTGCAGTCTTTTCGCCAACATCATTCATCTCACCCGACGTAGAACCAGATCGCTTCATGTAGCAATCAATATTTTCACCCTGCTGTATTTCAGTAGGTTGTCTATATTCTGGTATTGGAGTCCAGCTAGATGGTTTTGTTGGTGCTGTGCAATTACAAGACATTTAAATTACTTGGTAATATCCTTAGCTATAGCAGCGCCTGCTTCACTAGCTTGTGCATTGATAGCTGTGGTGGAGGATGTGGTGTTTTCAGCTTTAGCTTTGTCATCAAGCTTCGACTGTTCATTAACAAAGAAAGCACCTAATGCTATGATTTGATCTTCTAATGTTTTCATTCGCTCTTCACTTGCAACTAGCCATTTAGAAATATCAGACTGCTTAGCAGTGTCAATATCTATTTTTTGGACTGGAGCAGGAATAGTCATGATTTCTTTTGGTGGAACTTTAATGACATATTCAACTCTATTAGCAACTTGTTGCTCAGGCTTAACTGTTTTTATATCGTGGGCACAACCACTTAGTAATAGCACTGCTACTAGTATAATTTTATTCATGATTATCTCCGATTATTTTGAATGCTGCGAACTGTTTCGCGAAGGACTGGGGAAACAATTCCATCATTCTTCGGGTCTTTAAGCATTTCATCGATTTTACCGTTTAATCCAGTGATAACTTTTTTATCATTCTGGGCAGCCACAGCAAGGTCATTAATAACCTTCTGTGAAGCTGCTCGTTCTGATAGTAAAGATTTAACAGTACCTAAATTAGTTTCATTGGCACTTGAAAATTTTATAGCGTTATCTTTTAGTACGATATTATTTTCTTGAAGAATTTTGTTATTCACTTCTAAAGTATTTTTATCTGCTTCTAAAGTAATAATTTCTGTCTTAAGATGATGTATATAATAAACAGTTCCACTTATAGCAATCGCAGCAACAGCTACAACAACAGCCCCCACAGCCAATTTGACTTGGCTTATGGGACCACCAGCAAGGTTACCTATGATCGACATATAAATCTCCAATATATTTTATAAAACTGACAAAGCTTAAACAGGTGTAGTTGCTAAGCTAACAAATCCAGCTCGTGGCTGTGACCAAGTTACTGTTACATTGTTGTTGTCAACGTGAACGATTGATACTGGGAATGCTTTCTGGTATGTGCCATCAACAAGCACTGCTACTTCCACGATTGGCTTTGACCCTAAACCGTGCACGATATTCCAAACAGCTGCACTACCCTGTTGCATCTGAACAAATTTAATTCCTGAAGTTGTAGCCATGTTAGACTCTCCTTAAACGATGATAAGAGCAAGACCAGCACGTGGCTCAGCAAAGCTAAGCGTTACTGTATTCTTATCTACAATTGTGGTTTCGCCAGGAATGATCTTTGACAAAGAACCATTATCTGGAATGTAGACATCAACGATTGGGATGCCTTGGCTACCGTTTGAACCCAAATTATGAACAATAGTCCATATCTGAAGAGGCGTAGCCTGTTCATGACGGTAAATAGATGGTGAGTAAAATGGCATTGATTTCTCCTTAGATTGTTTCGGTGGAGCTAGCTCTAGCCAGCTTCATGCTGTTTGATATTTTCATTTTAGTCTCTTCAGTCATGGGTGTCCTTTTCTTTGCTGTCTTAGCAGCAGCTTTTAAATTGGCAATATGCTCCTCTGATCGTGGAGGGAGTTTTATGCCGGTTAATCTTGCCTTCATTGCCTCAATCTGCCCCGATGTTCTCTTTAATCCCTTATTAGCTGCACTAATTTTTAGTTTAGCTTCTTCTGTTAACTTTAAACCAGTATGAGACAATCTCATTTTTTCACGGGTTTCTTCTTTAGTTGCTGGTCTATCAGTTGCTCCTAAACCACCAGGTCCGCAATTTAAGCAATTACTATCTTGCAACATTTCCCGTGTTATAAGGATTTTTTCACCATCAGATGCTTCTTTTCTAGAAGCAAATTCATATAATATTTCTCTAACATGATTAGCAGCACCATGTTTATTTACTGATCTTCTTATCCGTTTGCCGCTACCTAAATAGTCATCATTCAAATTATCAGTGCTATGAAGACCTATGTAATATCTACCATTAATAGTGCAAGTAGTTTTATAAACTACATGATGCTTTCTATTTGAAGCTCTTACATATTTCTTTTCCATTTTAATACTCTCATTGTTTAGATGAGAGTATTTATAGGAATTAGCAAAAATAGGACATTAAATAAGTTTAGCTTGGCCAACTTGTGGTGTGCTAAATGCAATTGTAACTTGGTCAAGAGAATTAAAAGTAATAGATTCTGGTTGAACTTCTTGATTACCAATAAAGATACGAACAATAGGATAGCGTCCTAAGCCGTGTGGTATAACCCATGATGTTGAAGGGTTAGTTTGATAGAATTCGAAAGCATATGTTGGCGCTTGCTGTCCGTCTTGCGTACCAGTAAGAACAACAACTTTACCTTGTGCTGGTGAACCGAAGTTGACAACAACTTGGTTTGAACCCATTACATTAACTTCACCAGGAATAACAACACGATTAGTAGTATCATAAACAGTGACGCTTACATTAGCAGTATTCATATTGTGATTGACTGTCCATACAGATGAGTCAACACTTTGAATATGAGTATATGCAGTTAATTGATTTGTCAATGGGACCCATGTTGGTAAACCACTGTTAATTTCAACGCAAATATAAAGAATGCGATCTTTGAAAACAATTTGACCGACCTTTGGTATGACTGGGAAAAACGTGTCTAAAGGAATAACTGCTTCCTTAAGGTAGTTTTGCTGAAGATGGGCGTCTCCGTAGAATTTCATGTTTGAACCTCTTGACAAATATGGATTAAATTATATCCTGAACATTGTTATTTATTAGAAAGTGGCGGCAGAAACAAGAAAGGAGTCCTTTCGGACTCCTTTCTATTTAACGTTAGTTAAATTTAAGCTGCATTAACACCCATAACAACTACCTTGCAAGCAAGAGCTGATGTGAATGTAACTGTCAATTGAGTAGCACTGTCAAAAACGATGCTCTGTGGAATAACAACTTCGTTAGAAGCTGTTTCAACAACTGTTACGTTGCAATACTGTTGACCTAAGCTATGACTTACAACGTGAGAAGAAGATTCTGCACCATTATACAAGAAGTATGTTGGACGGTTAACAAACTGCGTTGAACCAGCACTGTAAACAATCGTTTGACCAGCAGAAGCTGTGCTAATTGTTACGTCAGTTAGGCTGTCAAGTGGCTTAGCAACTGCGGATACTGCACCGCTGCTAACTGTAAAGTCTGCAGAACTAAAGCTTGCAAGACCCTTAGCAGTAGCAGTAGCATCAGCAACATTGATAGCAACTTGACCAGCAGAAGATACCGTCGTAATAGGAGCTGTACCGCCAACAAAGTTAACAGTTGTTCCAAGAGCAATAGCTTGTGCGCCACCTGTAGTACCATTAACACTGATTGTGCTGTTAGCAAGTTGTGTATTGTCAACACCACCGGCCTTGATAGATACTGTACCAGTTGTTACTGAGAAGTCACCTGCATCAAACTGAGCAACACCCTTTTGAGCATAAGCTGCGTCAAGAGCACTTACAACAACTGTTTGACCAGAAGCTGCAGTAACAATTCCAGAAGCTGCAGAACCTTGAACAAGCAACACTGAACCAAGAGCAAGTGTACCTGTACCTGTATCAGCATTTAAGCCGATAGCGCTGTTCAAAAGCATAGCATTTGTGATGCCAAGAGCAGGAACATAAAGACCATTTGTATCCTGTGTAAGACCACCAGATGTCTTAAGAGCCAATGTCAACTTAGAGTTTGTATCTGTTGAAGGAGTAACGCCGTCAGTAGTCAAACGAAGAGCATTTACAGTATTGAACAAGTCAATACCAACACCATCAGATGGAAGTTCAGCAATACCAGCACCAAGATTTACATCGATCTGGTTACCAGTCATTCCCAAGCCAATACCCCATGAGTAAGTTGCTGAACCAGAGAACTGGTAGAATGCAACAGGAGTAGTACCAAGTGAAACAACTTCAGCAGTTTGGGTCCAGCCTGTATCTCCGTTTACTGCACCTTCAGTAACGAAGAGCGTAGCGCCAGCAAATTCAGCAGCGGCATCCATATCAGGTGAACGAGATGTAAGGCCTGTACCGTTGAATAAGTAGATACCATTTTCTGTAGCATTTGTCTGATTCTTAACAAGAACTCTGTCACCAGAAACAAGAGCAACACCATCAACTGTAGTAGTTGTAGCAAGAGTTAAATTGCCACCAGCTACAGTAGAAGCTGCGCGTACTGCTTGCTTCCATGAAAGACCAGCTGCAACTGCGTCAACATATGACTTGTTAGCTGCATCAAGAGCTGCTGTTGGAGTTGGAATACCAGTAACTGTTCCTGAAGAGAATGTAAGTGTACCAGTCATGGTATCACCATTTGAATTGACGTATGTTGCGTCAACAAGAGCTGTAATATCTGCAGTTGTTACTGCAGTTGTACCAGCAACGCGACCATAAACGTCACGAGTGAACTTCAAGAATGTACCTGTAGCGCCATCTGTAACTAATGCAAGGTCGATATCTGTGTTAGTTGAAACACCGTCGCCATTAGCGATTGCGATGCGACCAGCTTGTCCAGTGATTGAACGATTGATCCATGTGGATGTTCCTGTGCGAACAGCATAACCAGTACCAGTAAGGCCTTCAAGTGCTGCAAGGTCATCTGCAAGTGCAAAAGATGGAGCACCAGCAACGCCGTCAGGGTTAGTGATTGTTACACCAGCAGCAGGAGCTACAAGTGAACGTGCTGCCCATGTGTCAGCAGCTGTCTGAACAATAATACCATTTGCATTGAAAGCAGCAAGAGCTGTAAGACCAGCATCAAGAGGTTGCTTGTTGTTCAATTGAGTTTGAACATTGGAAGTAACACCACCAAGTTGGTTCAATTCAGACGTTAAAGAGGTTGTTGATGCTGCGTTGATAATTTGCGCAGCAGTAACTGTTGAACCAGTTTGGTTCAAATCAGTAATATTAGCAACTACTAATGTGCTTGCAATCCATTTTGAAGCAGTGGAATCATACTTTAAGTATTGGCCTGATGCTGGGGCTGGAATAGAAACGTCAAGCAATTCTGCAAGAGTATCTGTAGCATTTGCTTTGTCAGCAAGTAATTTAAGAGCAGCTGTAAGGTCAGCTGCACCGGAGATGATTGGCACGCCGGTAAATGTTGCTTGATTGTACGTTCCATTACCACCGACTGCAGCTCCAATAGAAGCTTCGATAGCATCAACTTCAGCCAAAAGAGCAGCTGCATTACCACCGGTAGCGAAGGAGACCCATGCGGAACCGTCGTTAAAGTAGTAAGTTGCGTTGCCCGTGTTGAAAACGATACGACCTTTTTCAGCACTATTAAAGGCTGGATTTGGGTTTACCTTGTGAATGTACACATTCTGAATTTCGCCGGTTGCGTCGGAATTGAGTACTAAATTACCATTAAGTTTCATGAAAATCTCCTTGAGAATTAGATTCTATACTATTAGCGTTTATTTATACTATACGACGACTGGCTGTGGTTAACGCCTTAATTGCCGAGTTAAAAGAAACGGGTTCAACTTTCAAATTACCAAGATCATAGTCATTGACAACAGATTCATCCACTTCATTGAAGAAGAAAATGCCTTTATTACCGATCTTTTCGATCGTGTCAAGACGATATCCTAGTACTTTCAGAGTCGCCGCAAGCACAATGTCTTGCGTTTCAATTGTTTTATTTGCCATTTATTTGTCCTATGGGTCTAAGTTTTGATAGACTTACACATTTATTTATGGCAACAACTGATTTAGAAGGCAAGAATCATCGCTCTTCCAGCCATCGGCGATAAGAAAGATATGTGTATAGTGTTATTGTCTATGATGCGTATACTATGTGCTAACATCACTTCCCAATTAGCATCATAAATGGTTGAAGTAATTCTAAAAGAGTGAAGATTGTGAACGACTACCCATAGACTTGAATCTACGGATTGAATGTGTTCATATCCACGGAAGTTGCCAGTAGAGCCGGTTCCACCTCCGCCAGCCTCCACCTTCACTTCAAGAGCTGCTAGAGCTTCTTGAACATTTGCTGCTGGAACATTAGTTAAACCAACGTTCAAGCCAGAAATAGGGGTGATCGGAATATCTGTTGCTGGGTGCTTAAGTGCAGTTCCAGTAATGTGAGCCTGAACATCGCTATTTAGTTTAACTATCTCTACACCATTGAGAAGTGCAGGTGTAAACACAGGAGAACCAGAAACAATAGCTGTAGAGCCAACTGTAAGGTCTTGTGTAAGAAATAAATTACCTGATGCACTAACTCTAAGAACTGCAGCAGTACCGAATGTACGGCGAACTGTTACTAAATCAACTACGGGTATAATACCAGAATCAGGTTCAATCTTGAGAGCAGTTGTATGACCAGCTTTAGGCGAGATTAACCAATGATCACTATCCTGTACAATAGAGTTAATTACAGATGAACTGCCTAGAACTTCTAGGTCACCGGTAATTGTTACCTTACCAGTAATGCCATTCACTGCAAAGTAGTATAATGGATTATCTGCATAGACTGTAAAGTTCTTGTTTTGAAGCAAGTTTATAGATGCAGTGTCATTAATATTCGGCGAATTAATATAAGCTGTTTGAAGCGTTATGCTTGAGCTACCACCTGGTGCAGTACTAGTACCATTATCAAATAATAGACCTAGACCACCTACAGTAAATGAGCCGTGCGTAGTTCCACCAGCGTTTATCATACCGCCATTTGGCAGCTGACCCATCACGCCATCAAGTTCTAAAATTACGGGTTTATTGGTAGTACTCATCTAATTCTCACTGGAGGAAATAGGTTCAAATAGATAGAATCTAGCTCATAGACAAAACCTACTTGCTGAATAAGACCGAAAACAGGAGGAGTTAATCTTAACTCTCCCGTGACTCCACAAAATACTGGCTTGTTAATATGACCGTCGAAAACGCCATCAACACCCCACTGAGGATTGCGTATTACACCATTAGTAATAACTTGACCGACTTCTTCTCTATCTAATCCTGTGGTTATCATGCCACTTACATAATTGTAAATGTCTGAGCTCTTAGCAATTTGGATTGATCTATCTGGAGCAAATGATACTAACGTGTATGATGGAATAGGTTCAAGCGCTTGTGCAAATACTAGAGTAGCATCAAACTTTACATTTTGACCACTAGTCTGTTGTACTATAAGCTGTGACTCTGTCGTCACAAATGTTTTATCTGCTTGCTTTAGTGGTTTATTGTTTGAACCTAGAATTAGGTTACCGTGTTCCCATTCACCATTGTCTAGCCCAACTTGACTGCCAATAACAACAGATGAACCCTGTGCTCCAATTTGCACACCAGGAACGATGTTAGCATTTGACACGTATGTCGCAGCAAACAATCTAATTTTATCTACCCATGCTCCAGCAGATTGAAGGCTAGCTTGCTTCCATACTCTCATACGAGTATTGGTTGTATCAAACCAATGCATGTCTGGAATAGGATTAGGTGGTTCAGTTGCTGCAACTACCGGTTTAACTAGTGTCCAACCATGGCCTAATGCACCAGAAACAAGATCAACATCCCAAAATAAGTAGCTCGTTTGACCCTGTGGTATTGGGCCATTAATAGTGCCAGGAGAGTCTGATCCCCAAGCTGCACGATTACCTTGTAGTGCACGAGCCTCTTCGAACAAGTAATTACCTGTGTAATGCGCGAAGGTAATAACAATAGGTTCTTGAGCAACATTCAAATCTACAGTGCTACCAGTTAAACTAGTAGCCTGAAGCCAACTTGGCCCATTAGGGATTCGAACGATACCTTGTCTAAACGGAATCTTCACAATACTTTCCTTTGATTAACTGACAGCGATCGTAAGTGTATAAGTGATTACCAATTCTCTGTTAGCAGTTTTAAGAATAGGAGAGAAGATGATGTGTGTAAGAAGCTTGTTGTCATACGTGAACAATCCTAATTCGTCGAAAGCATATTGCGCTTCTGGATTTGGGTTAGGAGGAGAGTCAGTAATGTCTTGACCAGAAGGTTCACCTGCAGAAATAGTGCAAGTGCAAATAACAACTGTAGAAGTTGCATCTGGAACTTCTTGATATGTTACTGAGTTTTCAGCTGGTGTAGAAGCTTGACCTTCGTCAATGACTTCGAAGTATGTTGGAACATAAAGATCAGCGTTTGCGCCAACAACATTTGGTGGGTTGTATGCGATCATGTTCATACTATCGATAGTTGAACCGCCATTGCCCAACTTAATTTTATAGATTTGGTGCAAACCAATTCCAGTGCCTAAGTCAGCTGGCTCATTGGATAATCCACGAGCAAGGGCGATAGCCATGTTCTTGTTATGGACAGCATTGTCCTTATCAAGAAGAACTTCACCAGTCATCTTGTCTTGAACATGTACGTGGCCAATAACTTTTGTCGTAATTGTAGCTGCAGTCATTTTTTCTCCGTTATCTTCTTAGGCTTAAAAGCATAGAGTATTTATGGTTAATACGAATTATATTATGGTTAGCCTGAAAG